GTCTATTTCCTCCTGTAGTGCCTGCCCCTCCAGTCCATATAGTCTTCTTAGTGAGCTTTCAAGACTTGTCAGCCCGGCCGTATACCTCTGGACTTCATTCTGTGTAAGTTCCTGCTCATCATCCGGCAGGCCATCTTTCCAGTCAATGTGAATATTCTCAAGCACTATTGCGCCTGCCATGCCCTGCGCCTTCTCCAGTATTGACGCCAGCCAGAGGACTTCTTTTAGTGCAGGGTCAAATCTCATGCGAATCCTGTTTACCTTGGCCAATGGCGCCATCATCAGCCGCCTTAGTGCTGTGCCTGATTCGGCCAGTCCCGCCTTGAGCTGCCCAAATGCCGCTGCTGATGTTTCGCTTAAAATGTATAGCTGCTCCATGAGCAAGTCAATCTGTTTAAATGCCGCCTCAAGCTGCCCGTCCCATGTGACGTACCCCGGCGGCTGTTCCCCCTGGCCAACGGGGAAGTATTTACCCCCGCCCCGGTATCCCCATTGCCCGGTTGTCGGATCGTGCTCCAGAGCCGTGTCCGGACCGTACATATTCGGGTCTGCGTGCTTGTCAAGGATCCGGCTTATCTGCGCTATTCGGGTTTCAAGTTCCTGAATGATACTATCCAGGTCGCTGTAATCATCAAGGCCAGTTACTCTGTCGGTGGTAAGGATATTGTTCACCGGCACGACAAGGAATTCATCAATGCCGGTTTCTGTTTCTTGGTATTCCAATGCTGAGCCGATAATGTTGTTTTCAATCGGGTATTTAGCTGTGATTATCCTGCCCTTTTCATGTATCTCTGTCTGGAGATACTTCTTTGTAACGGTCTTGCCCCGCTCCTGGGTATCTTCCTCATATGTCCACGCCAGCACATGGGCTTGAATCTCCTTTATGTTGTCAGGTTTCACCACCGGAAACCATATCGCTGGCTGCTGGCCTTCGATTATAGCCCGGCCGTCATAACGGACCTTGAAGATGCCTGTACCGTAACGTGACACATCCAACGCCACCTCGTAGGCCACATTAAAAAGACCGTTATCGTCAATAATGCGTTCAACGGCTTCCTGCTCTTGGCTGTCCTGGTCTCCGGCCGTAATCCGAGGCGGTTCACCCAGTAGCAAATCTGCAAATAACGTTGTAAGCCTTTTATGCCAGTTGAGCACCATCTCAAGCGTTGCCTGCTGGTCTTCACGCAAGAGCCGTATCCAGTCCCTGAACACCTGCTCATGCTTGCCCTCGAACAACAGCCTATTTTGAACATATCTTTCCAACCGCTCCGCTTCTGTTGGTGGCGGCCAGGGGTTTCCGGGAGAAAGAAAATTTATACTCGTAAGCAAATGTATCACCATCCTTGCGGTTTTCGTACAACGGGCCTCTTTTCAAAGAACTCATCCTCATACGCATATCGGAGAGCGTCAATAAGATGATTGTCCTTGTCAACAGGTACCGGCAGCACATTTCCGTTTTTATCCTCTTTCCATTTATATTTCATTAATTCGTTTTTCATATTTTGACACCTTACGTCGACAACAATGGTCTGCTGCTGTAACCACTGTATGCCATGATTAACGCTGTCTTTGCCCTTCTTGGCGCCGATGGCATTAACTCCATACTGCCGCAGTTCCTTAATGCTTTTTGGCTCTGCGCTGTCGCATACAACCAACTGATTACCGATTATCTTTTTAACCTCCACCGCCAGCAAATCGTTTGTAAGCCCCGGCATATATAATTCGTCAAGCACATATATTGTTTTTTTCTTTTTATCGTAATGTGTATGCGGCAACGCCGACGGGTCTTCAGCAAAACCAAAGTCAAGGCCGTTCCTGAAGTTATCCGCAATGGGTTTGAGCCATGATAAATCCTCAACCCGCCAGTTCTTGAAAATAACCGCGCCTAAAACACCCCAGTTGCCCAGAGTGTAAACCTCATAAAAGTACTTGTCTGTTTCTTCCTCCAGGGCCCTAATATCCTGTTCAGTGAGAAACCTGTTGTCCTTATACGTCGTTTTGAGAATTGATAGTTTATCGTCTTTGTATTTTCTCTTACTATCATCCCAGACGTTAAGGAAAAATTCTTTATATATCCAATGATCCTGCAAAATCGGGTTAAATGACAGTATCATCCGTTTACTAACCTTTGACCTACCACGCAACCTCTTTGTAAGCTGCTTATACGCGTTATACTCTGCTTCCGTTGCTTCCTCAATCCATATATCTGTTATAACGCCTTTGGCCGGTGTGATGGACTTTATCTTTTCAGGGTCGTCCAGCCCACAAAACAAAATCTGATAGCCATTGAAGCAGGTTATTGTAAACTCGGATTTCAGCACAGTAAAAAAGCTATTCAGTCCCATATCGCTAATAGCTTTGATTATCTCATTATATACTGAACCTCTAATAGTTTTGGCTACATTTCTTATAACTAAATAGTTTCTGCCGCCTTTCATTAAGTCAAGGACTGTGCGTTGTGCTAAAAACACCGATTTGCCGGAAGATGAGCCGCCGTAAAATATCTGTGTTGGGGTGTCATCTTGAAGATATGGGATGTAAACTTCGTTAAATATCTTAGTGCTTACATTTAACTTAACCTTCCTTTTCTTCTTCGTTTCCGTATTCATCTTCATCTACCAACCTTATTTCTACCTCGACGTCATGGTCGAACTTGCCCTCCATGTTATAATGGCTCAATTCCTTCCATTCTCCGCCGCTTCGATTGACCAGGTAGAATTTTTGAGCAAGCACATTGCCGGAAATTGCTGACATAAACAACGCATCTTCCACCAAATGAAGCCTTATTTTTTTAGCTTCATCAACTTCCTTTGCAAACTCAGGGTCTGCTGCTCTTGCTTTCCTATACGTGGAGGTGTCAATACCCATAGCCTCGCAAATGTTTACTATTGTATTGCCATTGGCTATAAGATTAATAAATACCTGTTTTTTTCTTTCTGTAAACTTACGCCTTGGTGCCATTACTCAGCACCTGCCTCTTTAACAGCCTTTTTAATCAATTCCTTAATATGAGAAGATCTCTCCCTTGCTGCCTTGCCACTCTTAAACGGTATTCTGATAACCGCACAAGCTTTATCACGAACCACCAAAAACGAAACAAGCTCATCCTTTTCGTCAACCATCGCTTTTGCTATTTCCTTTGCTATTACTAATGTCAATTCATTAATTTTGGCCAGTCTTTTTTGTTCATCATCCTTTGTCTTTATATCTTCTGCCGATAGCCTGGGGAATAATTGCGATGTTGGATACCTGAATAAGTCAATCTTTTCCGGGTTTAACTTGTGCTGCCGCACCTTTTTGATAATTTCGCCCTTTGATATGTCGCTTTTATCAGGTTCAGATTATTTACCAGGTTGAATTCTTCTTCCTTATCTATATCTCTTTCTATAACAACAGCCTTAACCGTGCCATGACCAAGTGATTTCCAAGCCCGAACCCTGTGATGCCCTGCTATGATACGATACCCTTCTCCATCCTTGACAACAACAGGCAGCTCTACCATGCCCCACTTCTGTAACTCTTTTTTCAATCGCTCAAATACCATGGAATCTTCTTTGTTGGCCGACAACTCGTTTTCGTTCAATCTGCTTATTTCAACTTCAATAACTTTCCCATTCAAAACGCTCCCCTCCCTTTAACATCCAGCGAATAGTCGTGGTTATAGTCACCTGCCACGTACTCTTCCCATATGCCTGCTATCAAATTTGTAAAATTCGGGTCCTTGTTATATCTAGCTTTAAGCCTATTCTGCATCAAGGCCAGATATTTATCATAGTCCTCATCGCCTCAATGCACAGTTCCACAGCCTCTCCCTCGTTCGTATAAACAAGCGGCCAACCCTCTCCCATAAACGTTTTCATCCACGGCCTCTTTCTTATAACCGGGACAACGCCAAGTTCCAGTAGTTCAAGATACCCCAGCGGCTGCCCTTCAACCTCGGACGTAATCAAAAGCACCTTTGCATTGCCTGCTTCTTTTCGGTACTCCTGCGAATCGAGTCCTACATAAACCCTCTGGAAAGTCTCCTTTATGTGCGTCAACGACCTTCTCTTTGACCCGCTTATTGTCGGAATGAAAAACTCTACATCTATACCCCTCCCCGACAATACGGCCATTATTCTTGTCGCTATGTCCGGCTTTTTTATACTGTTCCACCTTCCGCTCCACACCACTTTATCCGCCTTCTCCGGCAGACCATCTAAAGGCTCATACTTCCATAAAACCAGCCGCCTTATTTTTTTGTTGGAGTTCGGGCATACCCGGAATAATTTTTTATCTGCCATCTCATATTCAGTATCATTATCCAGCACAACAGCATGAACGTTAGGCATATTGCCCACCATCCACCAAAACATACTTTCCTCATATCCTTCAATAGGAAATTCTGCCACTTCCTTTTCCGGTACTTTTGGAGAAACGTAAACTATCGGCTTATTTCTCAATTTTATGCCACTGCTTCCATGGGTTAGCATATATATTAACATAACTGCTGTCATTCCACCGGTAACGATTATGTCGGCGTCCTCCAGAACATTTTCATGGTATGCTGCTAAAACAACCTGTCTGTACCTGGCAACAAGGGAATGATCCTCTTCTTTATCAACTGTCACCTTATACGTTTCCCCATAAAACGTCCTCCAGTTCGCCGCATTGGTGATAAGCAGATTCGTGCAATTCCAAGGTACCTGCTTAACAAGACTCGAAAAAAGAGAAACCAGGCTTTCATTTTCCTGGTTTCCAGCTGCAATCCATAATATTTTGTTCGGGGTTTGCACATTGCCTCTCTCCTTTTATGCCATACCCAGACATCCCGGCATGCTTCCTCCAGGCTTTTAAGCAGAAATGAACAACTGCTACTTCCAAAAGAAAAAACCGCATCGAAAGGATGCAGTTTTTTCTTAAATATTCTCTTTTTTTTAATCTAGATCTAGTATACTCGTTTGCTTAGGGATGTCTTCCACCTCAAATACTCCTGAGTTATGGACCTGTTCTCTTATCCACTGCCAGCCCCTCTGCTGAACCAACCGGCCAATTTCCCTGTGCTGGGAATAGTGGCCGCTCAAGAGCGTAATCCCCTGGCTTATTTTCTTTCCCTCGTAGGTGTGGCTGTCTGCCATCACTTTGGGAATACCGGTCCAGGGCGTGCGGTCAATCTCCCGCTTACCGCCCCTGATTTCATTCCTCAGCGCGTGCCATGTGTAGAATACGTTCATCGCACGGGGCGGAATCCATATGCCATATTCCTTGGCAACAGCCCAAATGTCCGGCTTGCGGTTCCGGGCCGCATATACCGCTTCATCCTCCAGGTCACAGAACCTGTCCGCAAGCCCTTGCCCGTGATGCGTTTCCCTGACGCACAGGTCCTCGAAGTCGAAGCGGTTAACCTCATCTATAGCTTCCTGCAATTCTTCTTCAGGAGGAAATACATCCTCGAACAGGCCGCAAATCAAAAGCGACTTCATTGTAGACTTATTCAGCCTGCGTGAAGCCTCTTCAAGCCCTGCTGGCCATCCGATCCGGAGGGATTTTACTACAACTGATTTCCATAGGCTTTCACTGTAACCGTCAATCATTTTAACTGGTCTATCCATTAACCTCCCTCCTTTCCTTTTTTGCCGAGCACTCTTGCTTACATATCTTGCACCATTCTCTGATTTTAGCTTCGTTTCTTGTTAATTTTCCATCGCTCAAACGGCAAGCCTTATGGGGTGTGAACATTTACATCACCCCTCTTTCTTTGAGGTAAGACTACTCTCTCAAATACTACCTGGATTCTTGACATCTTATCAACTCCCTTGCAAGTTTTATAAACCACTGGTCAGGTGGTTTTATTAATTATAGTATAACGTTTTTGTCACTTTTTGTCAAATACGGAAATCTCTGTTTTTCTTTATTTTTTTGCTGTTGTGTGTTATAATTTTAATTGCAGGGTCCCCGCCTGGTCAGCGGGTAAAAGCGGTATCCTTGTATCCGCT